AAACTATTACAGAAAATGTAATTAGTTTCTTTGCTCCTGTAACTTCATCGACTTATGCGGTCTTTGATAGTGGTTATAAGTATATGTTTGATAGGTTTGCAAATACCTTCAGATATGTTCCTTTGAATGGAGACATTGCCGGACTTTGTGCAAGAAATGATGCGAATAATTTCCCCTGGTTCTCACCAGCAGGAACTAATAGAGGATCAATCCTGAACGCAGTCAAACTTGCATATAACCCAAGCAAGACACAGAGAGATAGACTTTATTCGAATAGAGTCAACCCAGTAATCTTCTCACCTGGTTCTGGTATTATTCTCTTCGGAGACAAAACTGGATTTGGTAAGTCATCGGCATTTGATCGTATCAATGTTCGCAGATTGTTCCTCTTCCTCGAAGATGCAATTTCCTCTGCTGCTAAAGATCAACTCTTTGAATTCAATGATGAAATCACAAGAACCAACTTTGTAAATATTGTTGAACCCTTCCTTCGTGATGTTCAGGCAAAGAGAGGAATTTTCGACTTCGTTGTTATTTGCGACGAAACGAATAACACTGCTGCCGTTATAGATAATAGTGAGTTTGTAGCAGACATCTTCATTAAACCCGCAAGATCAATCAACTTCATCGGTCTTACGTTTGTTGCCACCAGAACTGGTGTTTCATTTGATG